AACTTACATATCCTCCATATCCATCTGGAACACTAGCCAACGCTCCATGTTCAAAGTCTAATGCAACGATGGAATTTTTAGGCGTTTGAATACGCGGCAAGAAGTAATCCATTGTTGTTTTCGCAATATCCATGTTTCCCCAAGTGTCATACCAAATGTAGGTATGCGCACGTTTGCCTTGGGCAATAGCACTTGCTACTTGCGTTTTATAGGTATACTGCTCGTAAATACCACTAGCATTGTAGCCACCAATCTGGGCAATAGCGAATTTATCATGTGCATAGCCAAAACGACCTTGTTCACCTTGATAAATCGCCCAATCCACACCTTGGTCTCCTTTTGCGGCAAATACAGCTGTAGGCATAAAAAACAGAGCGACAAGCGCTCCTGCTAAAATTTTCTTTTTCATTTAAAAACCTCTTTCCTATTTTTTTAAACAAAAAAAGAAACGACACAAGCCGCTTCAATTCTTGTCTTTATTTCGTAATTGAATAAAATAATCCTTTAACTTTTCTGGTAAAGGAATGAATTCCAATACATTCTCGCAAAATGAAATGCCTTCATTTGCAATGTAAAAAATAATCACCATTTCCCTAATAGGAATATTATTCCCTACTATACATTCAACTTTCACAGAAACTGCCACTACAAATAAAATCATTACTTTTTTGGCGATTCCCAACATACCTATTTTACTTGATAGTGATTTAGTAGCGATTGCTTTAAGCCAACCTGTTACAAAATCAACAATCATCAAAAATAACAAAACATCTAGCAACTGATCCATTCCCCCAAGAAAGCTAACGCAAATACCACCTACAATACTTGCTGCAATTGATAGGTGGTTAAAATATTTTTCCACTAACTCACCTCCCACTTATGTCTACTTGAAACATATTAGATACTTTTCACTTCTTTGATAGATAATGAAGCAATCTGTGTTCTAAATAAACTTTTGTTTGGTCGACTCTCTAATTCAAATCTTAGTGAATCCCCAGCCTTGATTGTTAGAGTTTTTTCTCCCCCAATCGTTGTTGACACATTGATTGCTGTGTTTGTCGGAGTACCGTATTGAATCATGTGATCATTAGAAGCGCCCCAAAATATTTTAAAATAAGCGTAATCTGTTCCAGAAGAGTTTCCATGAAACTTCGCTGAACCACTAACATGAATCGTTGTTGTTTTAGTAAAAGTTAATTTCTTTTTATCAGCGCTAATCGAAAATGGTAAATCTTCTGGTTTATGATATTTATCAGTAGCAACGATACTGCCGATAGGATACTGGAAACCTGTATTGACATCGCTACTATCCTCTGCTCTTCCAAAATAGACTTCAAATGGTTGTTCATTATCTGAAAGAAGTTTATTCCATGGTGTCCACGTGGCAGGGCTCCCTTGTCTGCTACGGGTGTATGTTTCACCTTTATACATATACGTTTGACTTACAAATGTATTATCAGCATAAACAACTAAAGCACCATAAGCTGCACCCGAATAAGGTCTATTTGCTCCAGAAGCACCGAAGACGGTGTAAATTCCTTTGTCTAAAATTTCATCCCAGTCCTGTGCCTTAATAACGGTTTTCTTAGAAACCAGTGCGCCATTTTCTAAAGCATCCGTTATTTCGCTAAAGTTTTCGTTCAGCATGACTTGATAGTCTGCATCACCTTTTTTAAATGTATACATTCTTTTCCTCCTAAAATTTAATTTCTATAACTTTAAATGCTTCAATAAAGCGAATAGTTCGACTATCTATTTTTGTTACTGTTGGATTTACCATTTTAAAGTTCATTGGCACTTTAACTTTGAAACTGAATAAATCAAGATATTCTACACTGTGAGGAATCTTTTTCACATTGCTACCGCCTAGACCTGTTGGCTCATTAGCTAGCCCTGATAGGCCAATACCGTATTCCCAATACAAAACTTGTACACTAGGATAGCCGCGTAAATCATGCACTATAGTCGGCAGTTCCTCAGTAGCCTTCATTTCATTGATTTGATTCTGTAGATTTGATGCTTGATTAGCATCTAGCTCATTTTTTAAAGCCGCAAACCATTCATGAATCAAAACATCAAAAGCATTTACTTTTCCATTTCCTGTACGGATTATCTCTTCAATATTAGAATCCATATCGGTTTGTGCTTTTGCAACGTAGTTTTTAAAATCATTTAGGATTTTTTCATAACTTGTCTTGTTGGTTTCTACAATTTTTTTTAGCATTGCTTCATATTGTGCTTCTAATCCTGATACAGAAACATTGGCAAAAGGTGTTGAATAACCACAAACTTTTGCATCTGATCTCTTATCTGTGATTAAATCTGCAGTAATCGCCGAACTGTTCCTTGGTACTTTGACCGTTGCTAGTTGGATTTCATAAACTTCTGTTGAGCGCTCTACAGAGACATTGCCTTTTTTGACTGCTACATAAGCTTGTCTAGCGTTCAAGTCATGACGAACAACAATTGAATCTGTTCGATCTTGTGTTGAAGAAGCAACGTCAATAGGTACTGCAAAAGCAGACGTATTTATATATTGATAACCTTTTAAACTTGCTGAGCCTGCTTTTACAACAACTCTCATCCCAACAGAATCAGCTGCAGTCACTCTTAATGCTTCACCAACTGACATCATTACGCCATTGCGAAAAATATTTTCAAAGTATTTTGCCCAGTCTGCCGATGTATAAGCACGATCGTATGTGCCATCATCTTGCAAAACGGCATCATAAAATAAACTTAATTCCGCCAAAAATAACCACCTACTTTCCTTTTCTCTTGATTACATCAATAATTGTTTTACTTTGGTTACCGAATTCGCCATCAATATGGTATCCCTTCTCATCCCATGTTTGCGTTACAGAATTTAGAACCACTGTATCTGAATAGCCAAAAGAAGAAATACGTTTTACTCGATCCCCCAATTTATAATCTCGACCATAAACAAAAAGACTATCATTTAAATTGATAGTCCCATTTAATGCCAAAACTCTTGGTTGTTCAGTTAATTTTTCTTTTCCTCTTGATTGCAATGTGGCAATATATTGTGCATCTGGCATTTTTACATCATCAACAGTCTGTTGTAAGTCACGAGCATCGACGTATATTTCTTTTCGTTCGAGGCCACTCAAATTGTTATTTACTTGAGTATGCTTACGAGCTTTTCCTTCGCCTTCTCCATAAATAAGGGCTGTAGTCGCTTCATCATAGTTGTTCTTTTCTAATGATTCATTAGTAACATTTTCAAACTCTGCACTAAATTGAACTACACTAGAAACATCTTCACTTTTTCTAAAACGAATATTTGTTCCAACTTGGCCGTTTGATGTTGAGCCAATACGCCCATTCGAGATAGGAATTTCGTCAAAACCAAAATTGTAACTTTCACACAGTCCCTCTATTTCTTCTTCAACATTCCCATAACTGTTTTGATAACTAATGTTTGAATTAGTAATTGCTGGCGGTTGTTCAACAGATAAGTAATTTATTTTTCTTTTAGCATCTGACGGAGAGACCACTTCGTTCCGTAAGTGATCGTAGCAAATCAGCTCTGGTCTTTTTGTTTGATTGTAAATTCGATAAACAATTCTCTTACCAGATTTTGCAAAAAGAGACTTCCCAGAAATTGTAATTAATCCACTGCTCAAATCATCGCAAATAATAGAATCAATATAGTAAAAGCAATTATTAATTAATAGCACTGTGTCTTCGTCCATTAATTCTTTTGGCATATACTTTAAAAGAACAACCGTTTCAAAAGTATTGGCTGACTTGAAATTTTCTTTGACACTCATTGATTTCCATATGTCCAGAACTGCCGTTGACTCATAATCAAAGCCAGACTTTCTTCGAAACACCTCTACAAAAGGTAATGGCATAAAATCCATAGTTACACCCCGCTAACTAATGGTGTAAATTGCATTTCACATGTAATTCCATTTTGAGAATTGTTGGCCGCTTTTAGTTGTAAATAGTTATCTCCTTTAGATAATCGAAAGAAACTACTACCCTCCATACGTTCTGGAACAGCATTAGTTTCTACACCATTAACAATTTTTTTTGCATACAAATTTCCACGTACCGTTGAAAGTTCGAATCTTGTTCCAGGTTCAAAGGTTCCTTTAAATCCAAAGAAGGTTTGTTTTGTTACATCGTAAATCTGCGGATCAGTTACGGTTGTTACACATTTCATATGAAAAACTGCTCCAACCTGCACATCTCCATTGTTTACAATCTTTTCAATATTCCCTGATTCAAAGCGGCCAAACGTATGCTTCTCGCCTTGAACAAAAACCATTGGAAAAATAAGCGTTGGCTTTAATGTTGCCAAAGGAACCAGCGAGTTATAAAACGATACATCCCGGAAATAAGAATCGAATGCTTCAAACTGTAAAGAGAATAAGTTCCATTCATCAACCTTATAAGGATTATCTTCATACAACTTGAAGCTAGGCGCTTGAATTGGTAGAACGTCGGTTTCATACTCTTTGTCATAGACTTTAAGTGTTAGCTTACCTGTTTGTTTTAGATCGATTTTTTGAATCATATCTCGGCGCAGCTGATAAATTTCTTCTTCTGTTTTTCCAATTAAAGTTCCTTCTAGCAATGGTTTCCGAGTGCTTAAGCGGATGCCAACAACTTTTGCACCGTCCTCTCCAAACACTTCTTCTGCTAGCACGACATTTTCTGGCGCTTCTAGACCTTCAACATTTTGCAAAAAATAAGGAGCTTCCTCATTAAAAACGAGTTGCTCCCCATTTTGATTCGTATAAACTAATTCTAGTTTCACTATTTAAACCCCCTAGCCAAGTCACGAAGTTGGCGTTTTGTTTCAATCGCTGTTTCTCTCGGTGTTTTCGTGTCAGCACCTGTGATATATTGTGTTACTTCCATGTTTTTAATATTTCCGTCTTTCAAGTAAGAAACCATTTCACGCATTAGAGAAGCAAGTTCGCTAAAATCATTTGATTCATGTGAATCTTGAACAGCAATTAGATTTTTAACAACTGAAGAGTTTCTCGGAACTCCCACGCCGTTTTCATAATGAGGAATTAGTTTCTTTGTTTCTGAAGCTTTGATTACTTTTGATCCTTTTGGTAAATCTGGTAAGAATACATTTCTACCTTCTGGAATGAAAGGCACACCACCTTTAGGAATTACCAATTCTTTATAAGTGCGTCCTTTTTGGTCATTGACGATTGCTGGACCACCAATATGATTATTGGTTCCTGTTTCTAGTCCTAAAATTTTTGCTACGCCAGCGCCTAAATTAGCTACTACGTTTAAAGTTTTGGTAATTACCGAAGGGCCAGAATTAAAGTCACTTACTGCATTTTTCGCTTGAGATGCTGGTCCACTCGCTTGATCATTAGCCCTTAATAGTTTTTCTACTGGATTGTTTGCTGCGAAAATATTTAAGCTACTATTACCACTTGAAGCCGCACCGACAACTCCACCTGCATTTCCTCGCAGGTTTTTCGTTCCTGGATTATTGGCATTGTAGGTGTTCAATGCATTGCCACCTTGTCGAGCTGCAGCTTGGGTATTAGAAGAATCTCCACTAAGTATTTTTTTTGTAGGATTATTCCTATTATAAATATCTAGTTGATCACCAGCTGCACGACTTGCATTTTGAACAATTGAAGAATCACCTAAAAGTGTTTTTAGTAGTGGTTTAATCCCGTTATATTCTTCTATGCTAATTGTTCCATCGGCTATCTTAGCTTCTAAATCTTCATTATTACCAAGCATTTTTTTTACTGGATTAGGTAATAACTTCCACGCATTAAAGCTTTCTTCTGATGCCATAACTTTTGTTAATAAGTCGGTATTATCTCCAAGCATTTTTTTCTGATCAGCTGGCAAGGCATTCCATTGTTTTAAACTAGTATCCGAAGTCATAATTTTTTGTAGCACATCAGAATTATTAGCTAAAAGTTTTTTCTCATCATCTGGTAAATTTTTCCAACGATTATACGATTGCTCTGATCCGTATATTTTTGAAAGTAAATCGTAATTATCACCAAGAATTTCTTTTATATCTACTGGGACTTGTGACCAATGAACGATTTTATCTTGGGATTGGCTCAACACATCAAGAAAAGATTGGTTTTTAGCCTTTAATTCTTTAACCTGCGGCTGATAGTCTTTCCACAATCCCAAATTAAGCATTGTTTCAGCCATTACCTCTGGCGTATTTGAATAAAGAACAGCTTTTTTCTCTTCGAAATTCAATTTACCCCAGCTGCCTTTTGCTTGCAATGCTTGTGTCATTGTTTTTGTAACGTTACTATCTAACAAAGCTTGTTGTTCGGTAAACGTCATTTTTTCCCAACGTCCATTAGCGATGGCAGCTTCTGCAATCATCAACTTAGCATTACTCTTTAAATCTGCGTTTTTAGAAGCATAAATAAGTTGATTCCAACCTTTTTCAGAGCTTGCAGCTTCATTAACTGCTTCTTGCGCATTTGTTTTGACTTCACCTGTTTTCGTATCTAAGATTAATTGATTCCAGAATTCGCCAAACTCATTTGCTTCGTCTGCAATAAGTTCTATTTTTTTTGCGTTTTCTCCGGCAGTTTTTGATACTTTTTCTGCCATATCGGTGAAGGAATCCATCATTTTTTTATTTTGACCAACTGCCGCTTTACCAGCTTCACCCATTGAACTAATTAATTGTCCATTTGCTAAAAATACTTGATCAGCTAATTCTGGATATTTGGCTAGAATAGCTGACATCTGATCTTCTGTAATCTGCGTGGCACTATCGCCACTTTCTTTTAATAAGGATAGCATTTCTTTGGCATATTCACTGTTTAAATCATAACCAGCATCTACTAATTTTGCTTTCAAATCGTCCTGCATCTTATTATATTCTATTTTGGATTGTTGCCTTTGCTTTCCTAAAGATTGCAGCCACGTTTTTGCTTGATCTTCTGATGCTTCTGCTACATTTCCTGTCATTGCAGATAAAATTTCTTTGGTTTCAGTTTCGCTTTTACCTAAAGAATTAACATAAGCCTCTGCGCTTTCTTTAGCTAATGATTTAATTCTTATCGTTTCTTCATAACTTATTTTGCGGTTATTGTTTGAAGCTTCTTGTTTAATTTGAGTTATTTTTTGATTATTTTCTTTCACTACAGCTAAATATTTTTCCTGATTGAGCACTTCTTCTTGGGTTAGCTTATCTCCAGCTTCTTTTATATCATCTGGCAACCTATTAACAATGTCTTTCAGTGTCTCAATCTTTTTCGTCATATTTTCTTCGATTGATTGACCCATCTTAGAGAAATTATTAGCAATGGTACCGGTATTCCCAGAAATGCCTTTTTCTAGCAAATCAAGCTCTCCACTAGCACCTCTGCTATAACCTTGAAACTTAGTTAAAGCATCGTCAGTGGCTTTTCCTACATCAGTTCCCCATCGTTGTGTTCGTTGGGAACTATTCCAGGCTTCTTCTCCCCAGAGTTTCCACACTGCTACACCTGTCCCAATCGCTGCAGTTGCACCTAACACCCAAGGATTCAATAAACTAAACCCTTTAGTCAATGAACCAATTTGTGTTGTGGTTCCTCCGATTTTAGCAGTCAATCCTCCTAATGCCGAACCAGAAGAAGCAATGTCTTTTCCGAATCCAATAGAAACAGAACTGCCTTCTGCAAAAGCTTTTGTAACATCTTCGATTGCTCTTTTTTTAGACATAGCAGCCATTGTTTCAACAAAGCCTTTGCCTAAAAATCCTACACCCTTTGTTAAAGTACCTGTTAACTTAATAGCAGGACCCATTGCAGCAGTTAATGCAATCATTTTAACAATTGTTTGCTGTGTTTTAGGATCAGCATTTGAGAAAGATTCCGCTAAGTTCGTTACGGTTTTAATCATTGGCTTAGTTGCTTGAAGCACATCTCTCAATGCTTTTACTAAAGGACCACCAAACGTGATACCTACGTCCACTGCTTCATTTTTAAGCATCTTTAATTGAGATTCAGTAGTTTCATATCGCTTGTTAGCTTCCTCTGTTAAAGCGGTGTTTTCTCCCCATGCTTTAGTTCCACGATCTACAGCACTTTTAAATACATCACTGGCACCAGCTGCACGTAGCAAACTGTCACGAAGACGAACTTCGGTAATCCCCATATCATCTAAAACAGCAATTGCAGATTGTCCGTGTTCCTTCGTTTTTCCTAGCCCTTCAATAAATTTGATAATAGCACCTGAAGCATCCTCTTTGAAAGCTTTAGAAAATTGTTCTGCAGACATTCCAGCTACTTCTGCAAAATCATTTAATTTTCCTGATGCATCGGTGGCTTCTTTATGCATTGTTTTTAATTCTTTGCTAGTTAACCCCATTGCACCAGCAGTGTTTTTTAACTCTTTACCGCCATTTCTAACAGCGCTAGAAACCTGTTCCATAGATACACCAGTTTGTTGGCTTAAACTCTCTAACCCTGCAAATGCATTGGCTCCATTTTCTACAGCCAATTGCATTTCAACCATCACTTTGGAAAATGCAGAACCGCCTGCTTCTGCTTCAATACCAACCGAACTCAATGCAGCCGCAAATCCCATGATTTGAGCTTCACTCATTCCCACTTGGTGACCAGCACCAGCAAGACGTAATCCCATTGCGGTTATTTCTGACTCGGTTGTCGCAAAGTTATTCCCTAAATCAACAATCACAGAACCTAACTTGTCAAATTCCGTTTGTGGCATTCCTGTAATGTTGGCCAATCGAGCTAAAGCAGTTGCTGCTTCTTCTGCGCTCATGTTCGTTGACTCGCCTAAGTCAATCATTGTCTTGGTGAAGCCAACTACATTTTTAGTTTTAATCCCTAACTGCCCTGCTGCTTCTGCAACGTTTGCAATTTCCGTGTGACTTGAAGGTAATTCTTTGGCTAGTCCACGAAGACCATTTTCTAAATCTTTGTATGAGTAAACAACCTTACCTGTCGAATCAACAACTTCATCATTGGTCTTTTTCACACCAGCAAAATCAGATTCCCATTTCACAGCGGCCGTTGTTACTGCTGCAGCTCCTGCGAGAATTGGCAAAGTTATACCTTTTGTTAAGGCTCCCCCCACTTTTTCCATTTTTTGACCACTAGAAATCATTTTTTCGCTGGCATTATAAATGGCGCCAGTGGCACCAGTGGTTTTGACCTGCATTTCTGCCATTTGACCAGCTGTTTGAATTAATTGAGATCGATAATTTGCTAGTTTACCATTGGCATCTTGCAATTGAGTTGCTAACCTTTTAGTCGATTCTGTCGCTTTTCCATCTACAAAAGATTCGTCATAAGCCTTTTTCAGCGCAGCAACTTGTTTCTCCTGCGCTCCAATGATTTTAGTTAAGCCATCAAAACGAGTGCCTAATTTGCCCATCTGGTTTCCAGCCATATCAGCAATTTTTGCATTGGCTTGCATTTCTTTCGCTAAATAGCGAACTTCTTTTTTAGCATTTGCTGCACCACGACCGAAATCAGAACTATCCAAGCCTAGCTTTATGACCATATTTCCTAACGGCGTTCCACCACTCATTTAGTTACCTCCTTCCCTTTATGCGCCACCACGCTTGACTAATTCACTTAGTGGTCGCACCTCTTGTTTTTTCTTTTTAGTTTTCTTTTTCTTTGGTGCCTTCAATAAGATTTCATCAATATCCAAGCAATCAGTATTCATGAAATCCCGAATCGTCCAACCAAGATTGGTAATTGCATCACGGACAAAATCAACTTGTAATCCATAAAGTTCGGACCAAGTTAAATTTCCTCCGCCATCGCTTTTTTTGCTTCTTCATCATCTTCTTTTGAGAATCCCAAAACACGGTACCGTATGATTTCCCAAATTTTTTCGATGTCTAGTGAATCTAATCCATTCATGATTGATTCTTTAGTCACTTCTTTTTCGTCAAACAGATCTGCGACAAACTGAATTTGCATATCCAAATAATCTTTTTGTATTGGCTCTTTATCACGTTTCTTCGCTGCTTCTTCTACTTCTTTCTCTAAACGAATATAGTCATTACGTTTTGAGAAAGGCACAAAGTCTTGAGTAAAAGTTTTTTCTTCGCCATCAATGCGTAAAGTAAGTTCAATCTTGCGTTCCATTTTTTAACCTCCAAAAAAAGGACGACTAACCAAAGCCGTCCTTAATCAATATATTTTTATTCTGCTGCTGATACAGTCAAAGTGCATTCTGCTGTAAAATTACCGTCTTCAGTTGTGCCAACAATTTTTGTAACACCTTTCGAAACGGCTGTTACTTTTCCTTGCACTGGCGTTACCGTTCCAATCGCTGCATCTTCAGAACTGAATCTATACGCTTTGTTTGTTGCGTTTTCTGGCATGACTGTAGGTGTTAACGTTGCTGTTTCACCAACTTTTAAAGCTAATTCAGTCTTATCCAAGGTAATTCCAGTAACTGCGATAGGTAATGTTTTAAACGCTGGTACATCGACATGATCAGATTCTTTTTCTACACCGTCAACGATGCCAACACCTGTGACAGTAAAGTCACCTGCTAAAACATCCGCATTTGCGGCAATTCCTGTAATAGCTAAAGGCGAAACACTTTCTGCAACAGGATTAGTTTCACCTTTTTTATAAAGTCTAAATTTTTCTGGTGGAATAAACGACATTTCTTGTCCTCCTAACTTAATTCAATATTGGCCCCATCTGTGGTGGGAGTAACAGCTCCCACTGTGGGGCTTGCTACTTTTCCGGCGCTGGTGTTTCTTCACCAAATAATTCTGTTGTCAATTCTGCTAGAGCTTCTGAATTATCTGCAAAACCGACAGTAACTTTTTTACCGTTAATTTGACGAGAAACAGCAGAATAAACATATTCGCCAGGCTCTGGCGTAAAGTCGTCATCATTTAATGTTTCGCCTTTGACACCATCTAATGAGAATGTGCCTGCATACATACCGAAGCCAAGTTTTTCGCCATATAAATCTTCTGATTCGATTAATACTGCGTAGTAAGGTGGCTCTGTATCCTCGCCAATATGATAAACTTTGCTTTCCTCGCTAGCTTTTTTATGCCCTAACATTTCATGTTCAATGGCTGATGGTACATCTAAGATACCTAAGTTTGCTGCAATATCTCCGTGCCCTTTACGTGCCACGTAATATGCAATGTTTGAACCGAAAACTTTTGACGGTTCTTTGGTTAGTCCTGTAATTTCAAAGCTTGCTGCGGCCCCTTCTTTTGGCTTGCCATCAATGATATGTTTTTTCCCAGCGACTGGCTTTAATTCATTGTCCAATTGTTGAATAGTGATTCTGCTAAATCCATAAGTTTGCATATATTTTTTCCTCCTAAAAAATAGACACCAACTCAGTAGTCGGTGTCGTGAATTTGTGTATTTTTTCTGTAACGCCTTGCATCTACAAAACGTTTTGTTTCGTTAAAGTACTGATCTAAGCCGCCATCTAGGCGACCAAATCCAATTTGTTTCATTGTTTCTTCAACTGCTTTAGAAATTTGCTTGGTTACCATTCTGTCCATGCTTTCAACGTTGATTTGATAATTGAAGCGAATTGACAAAGCTTTGTTGTTGGCAAAATAGGCGTTGTTTTGTGGACCAAGAAAGTTATCAATGATAATGAAGGGCTTGGTAGTATCCAAAGTTTCTGGTACTTCATAAAATTTAATTCTTTGAGGTGTCACAAGCTCATTAATTGTTTCATTTTCAATCAAGGCATTGTAAACTTCCATCATCATATCTTTCATTTAGCTAATTCCTCCATATCCGACTTCATCTCTTCAAATGCTTTCGCTTGAATTTCATCAGCTGCAGCCTGTAGTTTTCCCATTCCACGAGGTCGTACATAAGTACCATAGCGCGTATAGCCGAACTCATTTAAATGGACGATAGGCGCACGTTCCTTTGAAGCCCAGCCAGTCTCAACTCGTTTGGGATTGCTTTTCACACCGCTACTTATAACTAAGTCGTGTGTTTTTCCTGAATCGATATAACTAGCCATGTATTTTTTAACAATTTGCTTGTTTCTTTCGCCTTGTTTTTTTAAAGCTTTATTAGAAATTCTATTTACTCGTGCTTTTCCTAGTTTATCTTCCATGTTTTTGAGAATTTCTTCTACACCTGTTACTTCACTCATGACGTAACCCCTAAAACGATTTTGATAAAACGGTTATCTTCAAAATCTGGTGAAACATCTACGATTTCCCATTCTTTGCCCACTGGTAAAGCTCTATAGTCGTCAATAACAACTTTATGTTTGTTGCTAGGGATATAGTCTTGGTGTGGATCCCGGATTTTAATTGTCAGCCCCTCTTTAGTTCCTTTTGCGTTCAATATTTCCATGTCTTTCATTGATGGATTGTAAGCTAAAGAAAAGCATTCATATAGCTTTTCGTTTTTTTCTTCTCCTGGCTCTGGTCCATCATTTGGAACAAATCCCCAAAATTCTACACGTGTTTTCAAACTACCACTATTAATTTTAGGCTTTTTATAATTAGGGTGTATCATCGTTGAACACCTCCGCATATTTTAAAGACTGCGCTAATATATCTGGCTGAAAATTTGTTTCGAAAAACTCTAATGAATCGTTATAGGCATATCGGCTGCGCTCAAATACAAGTTCTATGAAGGTTAAATCACTTTCTGGTTTAACTGGATTGATCAAAGAATCAAGGCGCAAAAAAGAAGCGGCTAAAATTTCCGTTAACGATTCATCTTCCGACGTTCCAAAAATTTTCATCCGCTTCTTAAATTTTTCTAGGTTCAGATTGGCTAACTCTAATGCTTGTTCATTAGTCATTGAATCCCTCCCCTGTTATTTCAGATTTACAACAGCCCCGTCTGTTGTTGGCGTGACTTTTTCAATCACGGGGATTGCTACTTCCCCGTCTCTGGGTCTCCATTAATTGATAATGTCCATACAGCTGCAACTTTGTTGTCTTGTGCTTTACCAAACGCAAATTGTTTTGCGGTGAATAAACGACAATCTTCTAAAGCTAATGTTTGATCGTATTCTTTGATCACTAATGCTCCTGCAGCAAATGCATCGTAACGACCACTAACAAAAGTGGTAACTTTTCCAGATTTTTGGAAATCAGATTCCACAATCCGCAATCCAAACGGTAATTTCGTAACCCAGTCCCCCATTGCATTACGAGAAGTAAACTCTGTTTCAATATCCAAAGCTTCATCTGGGCTCGCAACAATAACTACTTTACCAGCGACAGAAATACGTTTGCCATTTTCTTTAACAGAATGGTATTTACGCATTTCTTTTAATTCTTTAATTGCTGTTTTTTCATCAGAAAAAGTTAAAGTTCCTGCTGCTTCTTTCTCTGGATAAGTAGTCACGCCGTTTGAAGTAGTTCCATTTGCTAAGTCACGAGTTAAACCAATAGGCTTATCGTTTCCATCGCCATTTAGGAAAGCATCTTCGAAGCCAACAGCAAATGCCTCTTTAATTTGAGTAGTTACATAACGTTTAATCCAAACAGGACCATATTCTAATAGATCGTTTGGTAATACAACAAATGCTGTTGCTTTGCTTTGTTTTGCATCGTCTTCGCTGAAGGTTGCATCTAACTGACCTTTAATTTCGCCATAAATTTTACCCCAAACAATGGCACCTTTTGGATCAGATTTCAAGATTTTCAAGCGTAAACCTGTGTACTTTAAGCCTAATTCTTTTAATAATGGACGTTCTCTTGTTAAATCATTAAAAATTTCATCCACTGTTGTTTCAGGAAGTAGTTCTTCATCTTTCCAGCCTGTTTCAGTGACCGCGTTAAAGAATTTAACTTCTTTGGGCGTAATGTCTTTATCCATTTTTGAAGCATTGATAAATTCTTCTGCTTCCATACGAGCTTCTTTTTTTGCTTCGGCTACCATGTCTTCTGCTAAAGCATTCATAGATGCTTCATATAATTCATTTTGTTTTTCCTGTGGATCGCCATTTTTTACAGATTCAATAAAAGCTTTACGCTTTTCTTGATAATTGACCATTCCTTTTAAATTGATTGTCATATTTAAATTCCTCCTAAAAATGTGTATTAAAATAAGAACCTAGCAAACGGCGATTCGTTCGTGGGTTCTTTGGGTTCGATAGTTTGTTCAATTGTAATTTCGTTTTGCTTCACTTCTACGATTGCTTCAGCAATCATTTCTTTTAATTCTTTTTTATTGACCATTACTACTGGTTCGTTCTGCTGATTTTTTAGTTTTTTCACTTCATTGATAATGTCTTTTGAAATAAGACCACTTCCACCATCAGCAACCAATAATGGGCGTTCGGTATTTTCGAACATGATTTCATCCACAAAACCATTTTCAACAGCTTCTTCTGCGGTTAGCCATGTTTCTTTATCCATTAACGCTAAAATTTCTTCTTTGGCTTTACCTGTTTTTGAAGCATATGCATTAGCTAAAGAATTATTGGCTTTCTGTAAAATTTCACTTGCTTTGTCCATTGTGTGATAATCACCGCCAACCCCCATCGAGACATTGTGAATCATAATTTGACCAACTGGGCTAATGGCAACTGTGTTACCAGCCATCGCAATTATACTTGCAGCACTTCCAGCCATTACAATGTTTACTTTCACATGACCCTCATAAGAACGCAGAGCTGTGTATATTTCATTTCCCATATCCACAAGTCCACCATATGAATTGATAGTCACTTCAACATCTTCATTATTTGCAGGTAACAAATCTAAAACATCGTTCGGGGATGTTGCTTCCATGTCAAACAACTCATAGAACCATTTATCATCATTAGAAATGATTGGCCCATTAACTTTGATTTTCACTGTCATCTTCATCTTCACCCCCTTTCAATTTTTCATAGTTTTTAGTAATATGATGCTCGTTCATAAATGCTTCCTCTGATTCTTCATACTCAAAATCAATTAACACTTGGTTAGGCGTGAATACTCCAGAAGCAATTAATTTATCAATTTGTACAGCTTGTTCATACGGATCACGTTTAAGAACATTCATGATTACCACTCGTACACCTTGTTGGTACTCATATTTTTCCAAAACTTTATTATTAAGTTCTGATTGTAGTTTGTCCTTCAATTGAGTAATACAAAGTTTTTGATAGGCTTTTAGATTAAATTCTAGATCGGCCATTTCTCCATGTACTAATGCAGAAGGAACACCAATGGCACGACAAACATCATTGATTAATGACTTTTTCATTTGGTCCAATTCTTCCAAAGATTGATTAGACGAGCCCGTTTTATTTGTGTACTCTTCGTATTTAAAACCTTTCAGTTGTGGAACTATTGCTACTGAGTTATTTCTAAAAGATTTGTATATCTTATTAACGAATGCTTGTATTTTTTCTTGATCGGTTCTTCCATTTACGTCCTTTTTATCTCCATAACTACCTGTTTGATCAATAGATACACCTGCTCGAATTTGGTTATTTCGCATAGAAACTTCTAAGATACGGCCAAAAAGCTCACCATAATCATTGAATAGACCATCGGTGAACTTATCTAATTTTTCATTGTTATATTGAAGGTAAATAACCTCAGACATTTTAAAGTTTCTCTGATAGATGTAGTTTTTTATAGTTACTTCCGAAAACGTATCTTCGTATAGTGCATATTCATTTCTATAAAAATCATCTGCAATCAATAACTGATTATCATCGGAAACAACTACTAACACTTCGTTATTTTTTAAAAGTGTATAAAAGAATTTTTGCCAAAAATCATTCGCTGACATGTCTTTATTTGGGCGTACGTTTAGTAGATAGTCCCATTCTTCTTTCGTGGCACCTCTTATTTGTACTTGCGTTGTTGACATGGTCCTAGCGACAAAATTTAAAACAGAATCTAAAGCCCAGCGCTTTAAGTATGCTCTAGTAGATACGTCGTTTATAAACTCAAAATCCAACATTTCTTGAATAGCTTTGTTTTTAGCTGACGTACCTTTTAATAAGTCAAATAAACTCACTCATTCACCCCCTTTCCAAAAAATGGTAAAACTTAAATATTTGAAAAACTATACTTAAAATATTTATCAAAATTACGTTCGATTTTTTCTTCTGCTGATTGAATGACTTTCGTGTCCTCTTTTCTTAAAACATAAATTTTGAAATATACACTTGCCTCTAATAAGTAATAACGTAGCCTTTTCTTGACGTTTATTTCAATTACTTGATTTTCCATTCAATTCTCCACCTCTATTTTATTTTCCCTAAAAAATGACGACCCGATTTATTTTCTTTTTTTGCTGGCACATCCCATTTATAGCCGTTATGAGTAACGAATGTCTTTTTGAAATATGCAATATTGTTTCCATAAGCTGATTTCGTTGCCCTAACAATATTTAGGTATTGTGGTTTATACATAACTATCACCTCTTAAAAGTCTAATTCTTCTAATATATCGAATGCATCTTCAAAATTATAATCTGTGAGTTCATCTGCTAAATACATACCGCATACAAATGCTTTAAATCCATCTGTTTTCCTTCTGACTTCTTCTTTTTTTAAGTACGTCTTATTTCCATCATTGTTGGTCTTTACTAATACATTATTCGTGTACCACCGCATTAACGGATTTTCTCCAAAAATGATGTGTCTATTAGCAAACGCCGTTTCTATTCTCGGTGCAAGTAAACTATCGACTGCTCTAGGATTTTTTATCACAACCACTTCAAATCCCGCAGCTATTAGTAACGGTCTCAATACATCCATTCTGAAATTATCGGCAACAATTTTTGTAACTCCGTATTTATATCGTTGTTCAACAAACCAATCGACAACTGTTTGTGGTTCAATTGTAGCTCCATCAACTACAGATAATAATCCTCTGTTTTCCCATTCTTTTATCGGTGCGAATCGTTCTTTTGTTTGTTCTGATGCTTTCCTGGAATATCCATAATATATGTCTGCAAATTGCTTTCTAACAAATGAATGTGTTTTAAAAACATAGTCATCCCTATCTTTAAATAAAAGACCACATGCCGCAAAATCTCGCAAGCTGGCAAAGTCCAAACATCCAATTGCTTGTCTACCTTCTAAACTTGGTAAAGGACGATTGGTGTCCATTATTTCTTCGTAACTAGCCACTGATCTTTCTAAATCTGTAACTGGTAAATTCATCCGCTTAGTCATAAATTCTTCTCTATTTGACGGATCGTCCTCTAAGTCTTCGTATTCTTCAAAAATAGTTTCTAAAAGGCTCTCGGCATACTCTGATAAAGGTTGATGAAACATCGGATTTGCTAATTCCCAGTTTTCTGATTCTGTCACTTGGTCTTCTGAATCTAATTTGCAAATAAAAGGGAAAATAGCATTAGGTCGACTAGAACCGTTTAACACTCTTTTGGCTTTTTCTTTAAGAGAATCTAAAAATCCCTCTCGAACATATCCATCTGTTCCTACATAAAATTCTCTAGGATTCGGCTTTTTTCCTAATCCAGAAATATGCACTTTTACATCTTTGTTCGAAGGGTATTGATGAATTTCGTCGAAAGCTACCGCTCCATCTCTTAAACCATCTTTAGTATCGCCATTCGACGTTCTAAATCTTATATAGCTGCCAGTCTTTTTAGAGGTTATAACTGTTTTTCCATACTCAAAAGCTTTTTGAAGTGTTTTATTTCGTTTGATTGTATTATAAATCTCTTCGAAAGAAGTTTTTGCTTGATCTTCTGAATTTGCAACAATCGAAATATTGTAATCTAGAATTCCATGTAATTCAGTTTGTAAAAAATTAAGAACGACAGAAAGAAGCCCATTTTTACCACCACCACGGCCGAACATCCACAGAAATTTACGATAAAAATTTCTGTTATTCTTTTTAAAATACAAAAAGACGAAAGCAATCAAAAATTTTTGAAATGGCTGTAATTCAAAAAACCATTTCTCACCATAATTGATACAATCGTCTATCATTTTGTCATTAAAATATATATCATCTCTTGAAAGTATATCTCTTTCTAGATACTCTATTAGTTGAATTCTTTCTTTATTAAGTTTTATTTCACCTTTTTTATATTGTTGTATATAGTAATCGACATGTTTTTGCTTAATCATACTAAGTCACTCTCGCTATAATTATCATCATCAACGCTAGTCACTATTTTTGTTGATTCATCTAAGTTAAGGTCTTTTCCTAAAGCAATCAATGCACGTGAAATTTTAACTTTTTCGGCGATTGCTGGATTGATTTTTAAGTATTTCTGCGCTCCGTTTTCAAACTCTACAATCGTTCCATACTTAGAAATAGACGAATTCATTTTTTTATAAAGCTTTACTAAATCAAGATATCTCTCGACTTTTTCAACTTCTAGTTGATCGTTTTCGTCAATTTGACTCATCAACTGTTTTTTCAAATCTGCCATTTTCAATAGCAATCACCCCCCTATAAAAAAATTTAACGTATATTTTTAGACAGTTGACCCCATCCACCGGTTCCCTAGATTGGGATTTGACCCCCAAATAATTTGACCGGGGGTATGTTAGTCCCCACTTTCATTTGTTATTCGGTCATGTTTTGGGATTTGGTTTCCACGAAGTCGATCGACAATGAGATGTAATCGTACGTTACCTGTTCTCTGTCTGGTGCTGGATGAGTTTCATTGTAGTCCCCACCCATTATGATCACATGACCATCATCAACTCGTTGCTTAAATGAATTCAACTTATCAATTGTATCTTGAATCCAAGCGCTGGCATCGTGGCTGGATTCATTTATATTTCGAATTGCTGATCCTTCTTTTATAAATGTTCTTTCATCATTACTCATTGATTAAACACCCTTCCGTTATTAAAATCGATCGACAAGCCTTTGTTTCTAGGATCATCTTTTGTCATATAAACAAATGTGATTACATTTGTTCCTGGCATATCACTGTCAGTAACATAATGTGCAGTCATAGATGCAACCCCAACCTCTTGGCCTTTGATGTAAAGTTTAGGAACTTTCCCGTTTAAATAGAAGCTTACATCTTCTTTGGTTAATGGTTTATTCGAATCCAAGATATCCTGTCGCTTTTGTTTCCAAACATTACCTTCGAAAAACTGCTTGCCATAATCCATGTAGTCTTCATCACCTTGTTCTTTGTAAGGATGAGCATGAATACCTGCTACATATCCAATAAAAGAACTCCTTAAACTTTCACTAGTAGTTTGTTTAATTTGATTAAATGCCTTCTCCCATCCCTCATGTAACTTCGAAGAAAAGTTAACAGTTACATTACCGCCTTCAACAAATTGCTTTGTGAAGTTTTCGTATACAACATCTTGGGTTCTGTACTTTGGTAATGCTGCTTTGAGACCTAGCCCATCAGCCGCCCATTTATCAACCAGGAGTTTCTTACCTCCGATCCCATCAGCATCAGAAGTCGTTACTACTGCCGTAGGATATAGTTCCTTAATTTTAATCATTAATGACTTCATACTAGGAGCAACAACAATCGTGTATCTTCCATCTTCCACATAATCTTTCAAACATTTCTTTACCACCATTCATCATCCCATTTCTTTTTTCTTTTCGATTCTCTATAGTTAAATCTGTCGTGCCGTTTGTTGTGACAATCCTTGCACAGTGTGCGTAGGTTATCAATATCTAAGGCATGCTGTGGATAATACTCCAACTCTTTAATATGATCCACTTCAAGTATTGAATCATATTGAGTTGTTAGCTTGCCTTGTTCCTTACACCATTGACACTCGTAATGGTCACGCTCTAAACACTGCTGTCTTAATCTTCTCCACTCTGATGATCCATAGAACTTTGCTCGTGCTTGTTTGGATGATACATCAATCATTGTTGGAAATATTAGAAAGGTAAGTGTTAACCAACGCACGTTGTACTTGCAGCACACCTTCAATACCTAGCGACTTAACATCAAGTTTCAATCGTTCTTTCAAGAGTTGTGCATTATGATCTTCTTCAAGCGTTTCTTTTTGGATGTAATAAAGTAATGCTGATGTTTCATCCATCTTCAATCCATACACTGAAATGGTTTCAATAAACAATTCTGCAAGCGCATCTATATCTTTCTCTTCACGAACCTTCTTCATGATTTCTAAGAACTGTGCTTGTTGCTTTTTAATCTGTTCTATTTTACTCATAGATGTAACAACCTCCTTATAAAATTATGTAAAAAGGACTGCATATAAATGCAGTCCTCGTGAAAGGTATTAGCGCCAATTTGTTTGTCCGAACATTTATTGACGATCTATTTTATTTAAGCAGCTTATGCCACTTATGTCACTGGCAAGGATTTGCACCCTGCATGAATAATCTTTACCGTTTATCTCCTCTTTGGAATTACATTGGATATCACCGAATAATGTTTAAAGTCTCCCACTTTTAATTGTCACAAGATTATTTTTTTTTAGAGTATAAAGGGAGATTCTTAAAGCGCATCGTTCAGTTGTCCACAGGTTCTTGTGACCGTCTTATACAACTATTACCTTTATAGACACCTCATACCAAAGTTAATTATCCTACGTAGTAGCGTCTACCTATTCCGCCACAGTGACTAAACTTAACTCTCGCAAACCTGTAGAAAAAAGAGAGAGAAAATTCACCTCACTTCTTTAGTTTTATAATTGGTGGTTTGCGAGAGAATCTAAATGAGATCACAAGTGACTAAACGAAGAAAGTAGAATTTTTTTACTTCCTTGTAATCTCAAATCAAAAAAATAAGTAGGCAATCGTTCCGTTAATGTATTTGTGTAAGTGTGTCGCATTTCTTATTTTTTTGACACTATCATAATAACCCGTTTCAAAGGTATATGAAGTGTAGATAAAGTGTATAAAAGAGGTATAAAAAGTGTAATAAATGGCTACTTAAAAGCAACCAGTTCCAGTGCCGAAGCAAATTGAACAATGATCATATTAGATTCTTGTTTTACTGATTCTTCACTAATACAGTTTCGTTGCGCTGCTAGATAGATTGGATTGCCGTTGATATAACGGTCATAGAAAATTCTTTTTCTTCGCTCGGTAACATCTGGTTTGTGCGGATGCTGAATTGCAGAATAGCCTCTAACAAAAAGCTTATGAAGGTAATCAAACTCTTCTTGTGCTTCTTCTTTCTGGATTAACATCTGCTCGGCTTCAAAAGTGTTATTAGCCGTTGATGGTGGAACCAAAGAGAATGAAGCTGTTACTTTTGGTTCCCTCGGCTGGCCAACACGACATCTAGCAGCAAGATAGGCAGACAGGAATACACTGACGTTATGTTTAGTTTGCTCCATATCTACGTCCTTTGCATCTGGTGTTTCATATTTCTTTACGTCAAAAAGTACCATCCTTTGATTCCCCCGTTTATGGTATAATATTCGTGTCGAGAATATTACCCACGGTCGGAAGAATCCGGCTTTTTTTATTGGCAGCTTTCTTTACTCATGATAAAATATTTTTATTGTGACCAATGTTTGGGGCAAAGTAACCTCACATATCACAAGCTACCACTTTTCTGGTAAAATATTCTTCTTAGTCAGCCAGTGGTCGGCTGGCTTTTTTTATATTTCTCTATCTAAAATATTTTTGTTAAGGTTTCTTTATATTTACATTTTGTAACCGACATTACTAACATTTCGTGTTACTCTTAAATAGTGACAGAAAGTAGGTGTTCGTATGAATACTAATTTTTATCCCGTCAAAGTTTATAGCTTGAACTATCGGCTGTATTCTTCACGTATTAAAGCAAATCTACCGCAAAAAGTTACTCCTCTCAATTTTTTGATTCCACATTTTTACGCCGTATTAAATTTAAAAGAACTAAGAAACATTGAACTATGTTTATCGATATTAGATATTGACATTGAAAAATTCAGTACCCTCGTTCAAGCAAACGACAGGTGCAATGAACTAATGTACAATTGATTTAAACAGCCATTCGTGGCTGTTTTTTTGTTGTAATCGATCTACCATACTTTAAACTTTTCAAAGAACCAGCATCATCTGCCATTGATTGACCCATTTCATAGTGATGCTTATCAAGTTCAGCTTCTATTTTTGAATAATATGGCTCTGAATACTCAACATAAACGCCATCGACTTGTCGCCCTAAAATATAAACTTCTGGATAACTTAGCATTGCTTATCCTCCCTTAAGTACATTTCTGAGCTGACGTATGCTTCTATTAGTTTGACGGTAAACTAATATCACTAAGTTTCTATCAACGCATTTCAAGTCAACATATTCAAAAACATCATCTGGGTTGTTTCTGTTTAAATCTTCAAAAAATCTAGTAATGTGAACATCGTAAGGTTGAGTATTGAATTCTTTAAATTTGATCATTTATTATTCTTCCAATGCCCATCCCATTAATTTACTCATTTCAAATACTACATTTCGTCTTACTCCAGTTGAAACATCTAGATAATTAAATTTTAAAACATCCCATTCTAAATCAGTTGTAACTGTTTCAACATGCCTAACATCTTCAAACTTCATTGTTTCACCAGTCGGTAGCCATATGATCAAACTTTTTGATTTTTCCATTTATTATCCCTCCACCTTCACAGCAAACGGCCAATAGCGCTCATCAATTGCTTTGATTTGATTTTCTGTTAACGTATCCACCTTTTCCTTACATATCGTAAAATCAATTGTTCCCGCTAAATTTAAAAAAGTATATCCTATGTTGGTCGCCCCTTTGTCTGGTAATAAAACATGATATAATGGTTCCTTCTCGACTTCGTAACCGTTAGCTAATGCATTAACAAATAAATCTCTGTTCGACTTAAACCACAAAGAAAATTCATCATCGGGCATTGCTCTTAAGAAAGAATCTGCGGAACTGATAATATCAACTTTATCAGAACCCATTCCTAAACTTTCTTCAATAAAATCATCAGCAGTTTTAGGTAATATAACTTTTTTCGGTTCGTCTAGTTGTTCTGCCAAGCTAATTGCTCTTTCGACAGCATAGTTAGCGCCTTGTAAATAATCAACACTATCTGTAGAAACTACTAAGCATTCTAATTCTTCAATCAATTCTTGTTTATTCATCACTGTTCCTCCACTTCATCAAATCCACAGATTAACGATTCTTCCTTCCAAATTCCACAATCTTCCAGTACAACCTCTTTTTTATCTTCTTCAGAAAATTCAAGAATCAGCCCATTCACTAATACTGCTTTTACTACCAAAAATTGGTTTGTGTATTGCGGAACTCCTTTACCGATATACTTTACTTTGACTCCTGGTTGAATGCTCATACTCATTCCGATACCACCTTACGTTTCGCTATATCATCAGACCAAGCAGCATAATAATCAAAGTCATAGCCATCTTCTCTTGGATTTTCGTCTGAACGATCTGGATCATGTATTAATATAGCCTGTTTCACTTCTTTAGATTCATCTTCTAGTTCATCTATCAAGTCATATGGTATCTCAATTGAAACTAATTTAACTGTTTCATCTTCCTCTGGCTCATTTGACATTAGATAGTCTTTTTCCTCTTCGAATTCTTTATTTGCTTGAATTATGCTTTCTGTCCAACGTCCAGTATTTTGGGAACTTTCATATCGATATAGTTTCATTTTGATTCCTCCTAAATCAAGCCGCCGTCAATCAATAATACTTCGCCGTTTTCTTCAAGATTTTCTAACTGATTGAAAGCTTCTTCTGCGCCCAATTCTCCACCATCTTCAATACGACTTTTAGCAAGCATTTTGAACGCTTCGTATTTATCAATTGTTTTTATATCATCAAAAAATTCTTTTTCGTCTTCTACTTCGCAAACAATATCCTTGTAAAGTTTTAAACATTGTTTTTCATTTTCAGCAACAATTAATGCAAAATAAGGTTCTTTAATTTCATAAAATTTCATGTGTTTTTCCTCCTCAGTTTTTACTCTAAATAAATGACCTTCACCAGAAAACTCATGCGGATTTCCAAATTCATCTACTATAACAAACGAATTTTCTAGATAATCAATTGAATCTACTTCAAACCACACAGGATAGCCAACGGACATATCATGCATCCATACTTCTATTTTTGGAATCATTTTCTTCACTTACTTTCATGAACACTAACCAGTGCGTTTTTGCTCTTTTATTTCCGTATAACGGCTTATAATCAATTATGCTTAATATTTCAGATAGCTTGATTTGGTCCTCATTCCATTTAAAAACTAACGTCCCATTGGGCTTCAAAACCCTCATACACTCACGAAAACCTTTTTGTATATCTTCTTTCCAAGTTTGCTCATTCAACTTCCCATATTTTTTGGTCAACCAGCTGTTACTACCAGCTCTCAATAAATGTGGAGGGTCAAATACTACATGATAAAACGAGTTATCTTCAAAAGGCATCTTTCTAAAATCTGCAACTAGATTAGGATTAACATCGATGACGTGTCCACTATCTAATTTTTCGTAATGTTCTCTGTTGTCTATAAACAAAACTTGTTCGTTTTGCTTATCAAACCAAAACATTCTGCTACCACAGCAAGCATCAAGTATTTTTTTCATAATTTCAAAGGAGCAAAAAGTTTTTTTATGCGGCCGCAAACCTCCACTCCCTTCTATAAATTCACTGGCTCTTTTTTATAACCAGCATCAATCAAAATACTTTCAATTACATAAAGGTCTGTTTTCTGCTTCAAACTAGCTTTAAATTTCTTGGCAATATTTCTAGCTGTTTCTAAAGAAACGACTTCATATGTTTTAGCCAGGGCATCCGCAATAATAGCGGATGTTGGCGTGTAATAAATCTCAAGCAAAATGAACACTCACTTTCTACGAGATTATTCTTCGATTTCTTCTTCATCATCTTCAACTGTCTTTTCAGGGAAAATGATGTTCTCTTTATTTTTGCTCCAAGAATCTGCAAACGGTGCAAAATGTTGGCGTGCAAGTTCAACTTGGTTGATTAGATTTTCAACTGAAACATCATGATCAGCTGCAATTTCTTCTAGCACTTCCCCTTCATCGATTCGATGCAACACGCCACGAACGTTGATTGTTACTGATTCTGGCCATTCGATTGTTGTTGCCTTCTTGATGAATTCATCAATGGTTTCTTTCGATACTTGCACAGCAACTTCTTCGACTTCTTGCACATCATCGCCCATTTCTAAAGAAGTTTGTTCTTCTTTTAGAACTTCAACTGTTCCGTCGTTATTTACAATATATTCGACATTCGGTTTATTGGTCTGTTTGTTAACTGGTACCTTGTATTCTACTGTTTCTGGTTCGATGGTCGTTGATACTGTTTTGCCTAAAAATTCGTTTAAACTTTCATATTTTCCTTTTAATGAAGCGTTGCTAACCACTAATAGTACTTCGATATTTCCGTTTGATTTAGATGTCACTTTCTTTACTTCTGGTCTGAAATTTACTTGTTTTGTCATGGTAAAACCTCCTAGTAGTTTGTGGCTTGTCGCCAGTGATAGTTAAAATTATTTGTGATGAATGGTTTTTTCTCATTAAGCGGCTTAGTTACGCCTTGTGTAATGACTTTAAAATCATTTGACCTAATAACAACCGCCTCGACTGGATGACCATATTTCATGGCAAACAGTCTAAATCTAAGCTTATTTGATTGATCAATGCCATAGGCACCAAAACTATTTTTTATATCGATCACATGTAGCCAATTGCCATCGTGATCCTTGATGATAAAATCTGGTGAATAGGCAATGCTCGAAATGTTCCCTCCTGGTATTTCGCACTTCTCGTGCATTATAAATCTTGGGTGTACTTCAAAAGGCAGACCGCACATTTTGACAAATCGCTGATAAAACTTTGCTTCTTTTTCCGAGTCAAATATATATCCATCAATCGTGACTTTATTTCCTCGCTTATTCAGGGCTGTTGGTGATTGCATTGTTTTAACTCCCTTTCCTTGGTCGCAGTTTCCGCTCGAACTGCTTTTCCATCTTTGTTGCATTCAGGACATGGAATAGGTGTTGCATAATTAAATCTGTCTTTGCCCCAAATCACGCGCTGATCTTGACATCTAACACACTTCATTCTTATTTAGCCCCTTTCATCCAAGCTTGGTTATCTTTTGTTGCTTTTTCAATTGGTTCCTTTTTAAAATCTACTTTGGTAGATTTTGCTGTATACCTATTCGGTTTTTCTGGCATTATGATGGCTTCCTTTACTTCTGAAACAGTTCCGCCAGATACGATTGTTGCAATAGCTGCTGTCTCTTTTTGCTCAAATAACACAGCATCTTTTAAATTGGCTACTGGTCGACCATCTTTGCCAAGATAGGCTGAAATTTTCACTACATACGGCATTGAATGATTCCCCTTTCTATCGATTTGTTTTTAAGGCTTTAAAATGCGTTTTAAGCCGTTTTTCTTTCTTTATATCTATTTATATTCACTTGATTGTAAAACTGCTCTACGCTTAATATATTTGCTAAAAATAGCATTTTAGATGCCTGCTACTCGTTTGTCTGATGTCCCCTCAATTTTCATCACGAATCCTTGTGAATTACTCATGATGCGAGAAAGGATTCTCTCACCATAGGCTTGACTCATTTCTTTACCAGTTAAGTTCGTAGTAAAAATAGTTGCTTTATTCTGCCGAGCTTCTACAATGCGATTCAAGGTGTCGTTATTGAAGTTAGTACTTTTATTCCTATCATCAATTTGTTTAACTCCCAACTCGGCTCCTAAATCGTCCAGAACTACTAAATCTGCGCTTTTGATTTCTGCCATCAAACTACCTGTTATCTCTTTTCTGGCTTGCTCATCATTCATCGCAAATTTTAGCTGTTCTAAGAGTTCCGCATAACTAATAAATAAGCAGCGTTTATCATAGTTTGATTTCTCCAACACTTCCCAAGCAGTTGACATAGCCAAATGACTTTTACCAACACCGCTTTTGCCTGAAAGAATCATATGAATTGGTTTATTCAAAAGAATTTCAGTTGTAGCTCGTTTAGCAATTTCAAAAGCAAGCTTGGTTTCTGTGTCTACTGTTTTGTAAGTTTTAAAGCGACAATTAATTAAATTTTTGTCGGTATAAAGAGAGCTGTACTTCAAGTAATTAATCGCTCTGGCTTTCAAACTATCGTTAAACATTTTCTCTGTTTCAAGGTCTTCTGCTTTTTTGCGTGCTTTATAGCCACATTCCATGCAAGTTGGCGGACACCTATCGGACCCATCTTTGTTTTTTGCACGCCAAGCATAAAGATTTCCTCCGCACTCTGGACATGGATCAGGTGTAATATAAAGCAACGTTTTAATCATTTTTGAAAATCCATCTGATGCTGACTGCATTCTTTCACTTCCTAAAATCCAAGATCATCGTAATCCGAATGACCTGTATTTGATTTCTGTTGCTTGATCGTTTTCTTTTGCTTCCTTGCCGCTTCTCGATCATCAACAGATTTGAACCCTCTTTGTTCCCAATCTTTCAATATGGCATTGATATAGTTATAGTTTCTTGCGTTTGCATCAATAGCAATTTCAATAGCTTTAACAATTAATTGTTCAGCATCTTTTTGACTAGCTCCGATTTTTTCAAAATCAGAAATCCAATAATCAAAATCGGTCATAGTTTTAGACGACATCAATCCAAATCCGTTATTTTCCCAAATTGAACGAATGGACGACCCTTTATTGTTATTATTATTACTTCTTAGGTTCTTAGGTTCTTTAGGTTCTTGTTTATGTTCAGTTCGTTGTTCAGTTTGATGTGCAGCTTGTTGTTCACTTCGTTGTTCAGTTCGTTGTTTTTTCATTTCAGAAAAGCTTTGATATTCTGCGTAGTTACTGACTTTGTACCATGTCCCGTTTTGTCTACTTCTGCTTAATTCAATCATGTCATCTTTAACAAGCAAATCTAAAAATTTTCTGACGGTGTTTCGGCTTACTTCCCACCTTTCAGAAAGTTTTTTTTCGGATGTAATTCTTTCTCCGACTTTCACCGTTTTTAACTCTCCATCAAAAAGAATCTTTCTGTCTTGGTGATTGGCCATGAATATTAAATCAAGCCACCATTTAAGGTATTGAGGATTTTCCCAAATCCAGTGATCTTGAATGGTCCTATAAAGTTTTATCCAACCTCCAATGGCCAACCTGCTCGCCTCCTTTTATAAATCGTCCATACTGGTAAAATTTGTAATTTTGTTGTGTCCTCTACAATATTCACAAGTTCCACAACTGATTGGTTCTTCTTCGCCTTTTTTCACTCGCACAACATGCTCGATGTTTTCTTTTAATTCTTCTAATTCGTAAATCATTTTTTCTTCGCTAATAGTGATTAGTTTTGCTTCACTAGGTGTTTGTTTCGAAACGGCTGCAATGAGAGGAAGAAAATTTTTGTCATATTGTTGGCGAAGCAGTTCACAATAAACTGCCATTTGTAACACGTAACCGAAGCGTTCAATGAAGTTTGCTTTTCTGTTTAAACGTTCATCCCATTTCTTCTCATGCATATCTTTGGTTGTTTTGATGTCTACAAAATACTTTTCTTCTAAATTTAAACAATCGATTTTCCCTTTCCACATTGCACCGCCAATTTCACCTGTGACGATCACTTCTTTTTCACCTTGATAAATATTTAAAAAGGCTTCTTCTTGTTTTAATCTTTCAATCATCTGCTCCGCAATTTGGAAATCTTTAAGTAGGCCAAACGGTTTTCTTGAAGAAAACATCTTGCTTTTATTTTCTTCTTTAAATGCTTCATGAATTTCTGGTGATTCAAAGTAAGAATGAACATAATTACCAACTAGCAATGCTTTTTGATCACTCTCTGGTGTCCATTCGCCTTTTAACTTGGCAAGAGCTGCAGCTTCACATTCAAGAAATTTTTTATATTGAGAGACAGACATATAAGCTAGGTCCGCTTCTTGTGAATAATAATTTTCATCAGAAAGGATAATCGTCTTCTTCAATCGTTGAGACATCAGCTTCACTCTCTTTCTGATTGGTTTCATAACCAGCCATCACATCTAAAGTTTCCTGAACTGGCTCTTCTAAAATTCGGTCCGCCGCTTTCATTAAATCTTCTTTTTCAATTGGTTTGGCTTGTTCGATATCTGGTTGCTCTGTTACATCAGCCACACGTGTAATTCGTTCATTATCTTTTTCTTGATCAACAGCTTTTTTATTGTTGGAAAATAGTTTTTCTTCAAGTACCGCAGCTTGCTCTTCTCGCTCTGGTGTCACATCTTTTCGTTCGAATTCATTTTCGAGTGTGTCTTTAGCGGCTTGCACAAATAAATCATTATCGTTACTAGTATTGATTAAATATTTAGCAGCTCGATTGATGACAGTTCTTTTTGCCATTTCTTCTGGAAAATCATTCTGAACATTTTTTGTTTTTGCTTTGCTCCATGACTTATCAATTTGTTTCTTTGTCATGACGGTTGTTACTTCTTTACCATTTGCTAGCTTAATAACCACATAAGCAGCCTTAATGTCGTTGTCTAGGTTTTCGAAGGATGTTTCATGTTTAGCCACGACTAAGTCTGGTCCGTCCATAGCAATTTCAAATACATCGCCTTCTCTGACTACAACAGGCGTGATATCTGCCCCTCCTGTTACTCGATCTAATACAGCCATAGTCCCGAAATATGAACGCATAAGCTGGACTTTATTTCCATATTTAATGAAATAACATTGTTTTTTAGCTGGTGATAATCCTTGGATGACCATATCAAGCAAGGCGTTAGAAATAGATGTTTTAGTTTCTGGATTGTTAGCTGCCAACTGAAGAAGGTTCCCTCCTGAATTGTTGGTTAGTTCAAAGAAAGCACTTTTCAAAGCATTCTGCGGGCTATAGCCTGGCGGCATTTCTAATCCTTGCTCTTGCAATCTATTTAAATTTCCGATGACTTGTTCATCTAAAGAGCGTTGTGTCATTTGTGTTAAATCGTTACTCATATTTATGTTCCTTTCTTGGTATAATATTTTTAAGTGAGGTGATATTTATATGAAATTTATCTATTCAGATGAAGCTAAATGCTGCGCTAAAAGTATCATGGCAAATGCTTCGGCGATACGGTTTCATTTCAGCGTAAAGCATGAAGCCCTTAGCAGAAACGAACTCAATGCGCATTTAAAATTACTCCGATTAGAAGCAGAGAAAGCAGACATTTTGATTGTTTTTGGTGAGAACAATTATTTCTTGAGTTTTGTAAATAAATTACGAAACTTTTTCTCCGCTATAGAGAAAGAACAAAACAGTTCCACATATACAGGAGCCGTTGATGCTGCCTATGACATTTTAAAAGAGCATTATGCATACATCTAAAATTTACAACAAACTTTGCTATGGATTGATTTCTTGATTCATAGCTTCTTTTTCTATTTCTTTGTACGTCCATAATAAAGTCGCACTTAGTAATCTAAACGCATTGTCCTTTCTCATGGTGTCCTCATTACCAAAGACATCTAACAAAATGCTGTCGACTTTAGAATCTATCATTCTTTGCAAATCCATCGCTTCTTTATAAGTTCTTGCATTTTTTTTAATCATATCTTTTGTACTTTCTTGAAATTCATACAAAGCAGGTAAAAACGGTTCAATCACTGCTACTATAATTTGATCTGCTATTACATCTAAATCGTTACTCATTGTCATTCTCCTCTTCTTCGTCATATTCCCATGTTGGCTCTAATGCTTCTTTTTCTTCTGGCGGCTCTTGTCTAGCTCCTAATGAATCAAATTCATTCGTGACAATCTACCTCCAATTTACTAATCGATTTTCTTAGTTCGTCTTTCATCTCTGTTATCCTGTCATTTACAGCATTTTCAACTAGTTCCTTGATATCTGCTTGAATTCCAACTATCCCTAAATCTTCTTCTAACCGAACTTTGTGCCAACGACTATGTCCTTCTTCTCTGAAAAATCCAGACCCCATAAAGTGTGTAGGGATACCAATTTCTATATCTGACATCACTTCTTTTTTATTATTTAAAGCAGGGTTCTTTAAACTCACTAAATATTCTTCCGCTTCTTTGATCTGGCAAATCAATTTTTCTAAATACAGAATCTTTTTATTCGCAACATCAATTACTCCCATTTTCACCACTCCCAAAACAATTTTATTTTGCCGTCTTCATCGTCTAAGTGAAAAACTCCTTCTTCTTCTAACTGCATCAAAAACGGTGCTGTAGCTCCTTTTTCTTTAACTACTACGCTTGTTTTTCCTGCGCTGGCAGCGTTCATGATATCTTGAACAATTTTGTTTTGAGCATTGATCATCATCGCTTCAAAAATTGAATCGCTTAGTCCGTTTACTTCGATCATCGCAACTCACCTCGCAAGAAAGCTTTTAATAATACATCGAGCTCAGTCTCATGATTTTGTTTAGTTGAAGAAGATTTTATATCGGCAAAAGCTTCTTTAATTTCCTTACATATCGAACAATCACAATCATGGGAAAGGGCAGTCTCTTTAAAAGTTTCAAGTAATTGATTAATTGCTATGGCTTGTCCAGTTAGGGAACCCGCAAGTATAACTCCTGCCCCTTCAACTTCTGAATCAACAGCTACGCAAGCAAGATTGACCTTCTCTTTTTGACATTCATTTGCTAATTCCATTAATAAACTTTGAATTTTTCCGTTCACTTTGATATACTCTCCTTGAATTTTATATTTGTAACTGACCTACTTTGATGGCCGTCGAAGTGGGTCTTTATTTTTGTTTTTTACTTCTCGATCTTCCAACGCTAAATCGTAGTAGAGCAACCAAATGATAAAAGCTGCTATATATATGTTTTGGATTAATGGACCAATATTGCCACCTACTAAAAGCCCCAAGCCAAAAACGATTAGCAATGCCGCTATACGTCTTAAGTGATATATTTTTTTCATATTATTTCCTCCCTAAATTTCGCTTGCCCAAGATTTATCTTTTTTGTGATAGAAGCCATCTGCGACACTCTTCTTTGTCGTAGAACTTCCCTTGTTTACTTACTGATCCATGCGGAAGCCCCAGCTTCTCCCATTCCCTTATTGTTGTTGTGGAAACATTGAAATATTTTGCAATCTCTGTTTGATTTAAGACTCGCTTATCAACTGCGGTATCTCTTCGTGCTTTTTCTATTTCATCAACAATAATTCCGTGTACAAAATCTCTTAGAGAAGCTTCATTTTCTGGAGTTAAAATCACTTCCATTTTTTACACCTCCTATCTGATTTTGTAATAAGCAATAATATCGGTCATTTGTTTCAGATGTTTTTCTGGATTGTTTAGGATTTTTCGTAGATATTGTTCTGTAATCCCTAAAGCACTTGCTACATCAGGAATCTCCCATTGATTTTTCTCAAAGTGATTCAAGATTTTTTGACGTGTTTCTTGAATATTTGCCATGTTTTTTCTCCTTTCTCTAAATTAGTAAACAAATTAATCAACTATTTTCTAAATTCAGTTGACACAAATAGAGTTTTATTCTATAATCAAACCGTAATTAAATAAGACATTAAAAACATTGATTTATAGCTTTCTTGGCGGTTAGCGTTTATTTATCAATATTGTTTTTTTTGTTGTCTTTTTAGTTGATTAACTTGTTTACGAGATAAAGTATAGAGCTTTAACTCTATTTTGTCAACACTAAATAGAGTTTTTTTCTAAACTTTTTTTGTAAGCATTCAGAAAGGTCGTCAAATCAATGAATACTTATGAAATAATAAAAGAGTTGACAAAAAGGAAGAAAATGTCTATTCGACAATTAGAAATTACTCTAGGTTACTCAAATGGATATTTTAGCAAGTGGAAAAAAGTTTCTCCAAACTCAGAAGGCCTACAAAAAGTTGCGGACTACTTCAATGTATCTGTAGATTATCTATTGGGAAGAGAAACCAAAGAAACTCTAAAAAAAGTAGATTTATCAGAAGACGATACTGTATTTTCATTTGATGGAAAAGAAATTTCAAAGGAGACAATGCGTAAAGCAATTGCTATTGCTAAAGCTTTGGAAGAAAACGAGTAATTGGAGCGGTGTTGGTATGTATTTAAAATTAAAAGAATTGCTAAGTGATTATAATTTAAGATTGGTTTATATGGAAATGGAAGAATCTGGATTCTACTATCCTAAGCCAAGAATCGTATTTTTAAACGAAAAATTACATGAGGATAGAGCAGAAGCCTTTCATTTAGCACATGAGCTCGGCCATTTTATCGCTTCACATTACGAATATACAACGTTATATGATAGCTCTATTACTTTTCATTCAAAGTTTGAGACAGAAGCCAATAAAATAGCAATTATTATTTTATTAAATATTTTTATAGAAAATGAACTAACGGATGAATCACAATTTAAATTAGATAATTTCATGGATTTTTATTCTATCAATAATAATTTAAGAACGGAATGTTTCGATGTTTGTCATTCATACTTCAAAAAAAATTATTCTTACGCACAGTAAAAAAGCCCGTGCGACAACACGGACTTAAAACCTCATTTAGAGATTTGCTGATAAAAATATTATAACAGAAATGAGGATTAATTTAAAAATGAAAAAAATTGTTACTTTAGGTTTATCATTATTACTGCTGACTGCTTGTTCTAACGAAACTAAACAGGTTTCAAAGCAAAACTCAAGTTCTACCTCAATTACATCTGAAAAGAAAGATATTTCTGATTCTAAAAAAATTAATAGCTCAAGTAATGAGTCATCAACTATACATTATTCAAGTACACAAACAGATGAAGCAACACAAAAAGAATTAGGCGAGTCTACCTATTCCCAAATTTTAGAGACTTATACTCAAAAGTTGACTACAACTACACCTATATTGATTGAAGAACTGCGAAATGAAGGAGAACCTATAAAAGGCAATATTTCAGCATTAGCTGAGGTTTTAAACTCTAAAATAGGAAAATTAGCAGATATTTCAAATACTGGAATTTCGGAAATGGCAAGCATACAACTTTCTAATAAAGACGACTATTCATTATATGAATCTTGGGCAAATAAACTAACAGATGTTTATACTGCTGAAGCAAATAAGTTAACAGACCTGTACACCGAATTAGCTGCTGTTGACACGGAAATTTCTACATCACAACAACCATTGCCATCTACTCAATCATCTTCAGTAATTGAACAACCTCAAAGCTCTGAATCTGAACAACCTGTATATGACGAAGTACGAAGCGGTGAAGGAGCTCGACAAGTAGCTGAAAGAAATGGCTTAACCTTAGAACAACTATTAGCATTGAATCCAGGCATTGACACCTCTGTTTTTTATCCTGGTCAACCACTACGAATTAAATAAATTAGAAAGGAATATTAAAAATGCCAACTACTAGAACAATGCCCGATTATGGAGAAAAAAGAAATGGTGGCAAAGGAGCACCTCCTCCGCCACCTACTCGCCCTCAGCCTCGTCCATAGGCACTATATACAATTTCACTTTTTTCTCATAATCAATCAAAATATTTATATCATTATTTTTAAATAGAATTTCAACTGCTTCGACAGTTCGTCTTTTTTCAGGTTCTTTTGGTGCATATAATAGTAACTCATTGTATTCATCCGTATTATATTGATAAACATTTAAATAGCCAGAAGCGATATAGTTATTTGCAAAATCAAAAACATAGATGTATTGATGATAAGAATTATCCAACGCAGTATCTCTAATTGCTCTATGTGTAAATTCTAGCTTACCCTTCTTTTTTCTAAGTTTATTTATCCAAGAAAAAAAAGATAAAATTGCTTTAGGTAAAACGAACAACCCAATTACTAATACTAATACAAATGATAGTATTGCAGCCGCAATTTGTTGGATGTACGGTTCCATATTCGACAAATTGTAAGAAATGATACTTTGAGCTAACAAAAATACAGCTAAATTAATAGCTGACAATATTGATACTACTGCTATTTTTTCTTCTTTTTGTGCATTTGATAAAACTAACAAGTCATTACTCTTAATTAAGAAATAGGTAAAATATCCTGTAGCAGTAGATTGTATAAGTACTGCAAAAATATTTAAGTATTCAGTAACCATCATAGAAAACCCCTTTACAATTGGATTACCTCTTCATAGGCCAATTATAACATAATTTCTTCTATAAATCCCCCTCTCTGGCGAGTCTAAGCGTGTTCGATTCATGTTAGGGGCTTTAAAATTTAATAAGGAGGTGCTAGAAATTTGTCATTCCTTCTATTCGCTTGCCCAAGTGGAAAGGATAAGCAATGGCAACTTTTAAACAATATACAAAAAAAGGAAAAAAATACTGGAAAGTAACTGCCTATTTAGGCGTAGATTATTTAACTGGAAAACAAATTAATGTCACTATCAGAAACTGTAATACAAAAAAAGAAGCACAGCTCAAGCTTAATCAAAAAAAATTAGATTTTGATAATGGAAATCTAGCTAACGAGCATACTCGTTTAACCACTTTTGAAGAAGTTTATTATATGTGGTTGGACGAATACAAAAAAACAGTTAGGGAATCCACATTCATAGCTACTGAACGACGTATGAAAAAACACATTTTACCCACATTCGGGAAAATGCGACTTGAGCGTTTAACAGTCAAGATCGTGCAAAAATCTGTTAATGAATGGTATAAAAAGAATGAGATGGGAAAAGTACTTTTGAGTTATGCTTCTCGTGTTTGTGACTATGCTGTTGGTTTAGAAATAATAGACTCAAACCCATTTAAGAAAATAACTAAGCCTAGTTCGCTAAAGAAAGTAGAAAAGGATACAAAAAGAAAGTTCTATACAAAAGACGAACTGGAACATTTCTTAAATACAGCTGATAGCATTGCCAATCAAGCCAAAGAAGAAAGTTTAGTTCTAAAATACTATGCTGACTTAGACTGTGCTATTTTTCGCTTACTTTCTTTTACTGGTATACGTGTTGGTGAAGCTTTAGCATTGAATTGGAATGATATTGATTTAAAAAAGCAGGTAGTTAATATAAATAAAACTACTGCTATCAGTACAAATGGATTGACTATAAACGATCCTAAAACTTCCAATTCTATTCGTAAAATTTCTTTTGATAACAAGACTGCTTATATCTTAAAAAAATGGAAACTTAGACAGCGTGAAGCTTTAATGAAAAAAGGTGGGTTTAAAACACAACTCATTTTTACAAAAATTGATGGTACCATGTTCCGAAGTCAAGACATTTACCAACGTTCTAAAAGATTGGCAGAAAAAGCTAACTTACATTCTATTGGTTGTCATGGTTTTCGGCATACCCACGCAACATTATTATTCGAATCAGATAATGTTAGGTCTAAAATAATCCAAGAACGCTTAGGACATTCTTCTTTACAAATAACTATGGATACTTACACTCATATTTCTGATGAAGTTACTAAAGAAGCAACAGATGCTTTCAGTAGCTATGTAAATTTTTAAAATAGCAAATCTACATCAATAACTAAATCAGTAAATTCCTAACAACAAAAAAAGAGCCTAGAACCCTTATAAAGCAAGGATTCTAGGCTATATTCAAATAAATTATTTAGTTTCACGGTGTAA